AGGGCAGTTATCTCTTCAGGAGGTCCATTATGCAAAACCGGGAAGCAGCTGAGCATATCACTGACACTCTGCTGGCACTGGCAAAACTTGTCACAACTTCAGTGACGAAAATCGATGGTATGAACAGAGAGGGCAAAGTCAGTTCAGATGAGGCCGCGCTATATCGTCAAAGCGTCATGGGTCCGCTGGATGAAATGCTCACAGCAAATCTGTCGGGCATTTTTGAACAGTATCCTGAGCTGCGCCACAAATGTCCCTGCTGCGCATATCCGTCTGAAGATGGGGTAGATGACTGAACGCAACTCATTTCATCTGATACGACCGCCCGATGAGGCGGTTTTTTGCCAGCAGGAGGCATCGTATGCGTTACCATAGGCAAATTGACCGGTTCATTTTCATTCTGAGTTTGGTAAGACGGCATAAGCAGCTTCGTAAAGGCTTTCATTGGGCTTTCGCGCAGCAGCGGCCGCAGTCTGCACGCTGATATGAGGTGAGAATGATGTCAAAACCTCACGCACCTGAGCGGATCATACAGCGAGCTGAACGACTAAAAGAACAGTGGCGTAACGGGCAAATCCATGCGAGACGAACCTATCGCGGGCAGTACCTCACTTTGCGGGTAACTCCTCAGTGGCGACTGTTATCCAGAGACAAGGGGGTGAGCTGGGAATTACTCAGCCATGCAGATTATGACAATCAGATTTAGCCCGGCGGTTAAAGCCACATTGTTGTGCCGGGAAACAACAGAGGTGATACGACGGAATGCTGAATAAAAAAGAGCATGTTCATAAAGCCCACCACTGGAATTGCTTGTATGCGGGATTGTTGTTCAGTCCTGCACAGGCAGTACCCGGATGTTCCCCGGTGCGGATCAGTAGCATGATAATTGATGTCGATATCAGTTAGTTTTCACTTACAGGAGATTCAGAAATGAAAATTCAGTACATCTCGACGCCGTCAGAGGCGACGCTACATATCCGAACCAGTGTTTTTCGTGCATTTCTCCACGATCGTGTGGTCAGGGCTGCAATCACTGCCGCGCCGGATGCCCGGGTTACTCACACCGGCACGTTTGTTATCCATACGCGGATATCGGGTGACCCGGTTGAAATCCTTAAAGCGACCCGCGCGGCACGTCTCGAAGAAGAAGAGTAAATGCAGGGCTCAACACTTCGTCAGGCTTACTGATTACAGCATTTTCCCGTCCCCCATCCCTTGTGATATTGCCGGACTTACCGGAATCAAAACACCTAACTGACTGTTCAAAGGACATTACTCATGATGCAAAAACACATCACGGGCGATGCGGCTTTTGCTCGCCCTTTTCATGCCATCCGCGACATTGAGTTTGCACCGGAAAATATCGTAACCGGCACCAGCTTTACTGCTTCTCCTGTGCCAGCGCTGCCGCCTCAGCCGCCACTGCCGTTGTTACAGGTTGCACTGGACCGCTTTATTGAAATCCTGCTTGAGGAGGGTAAACCATGATGCCTTTTATCCAGCTCGAACGTCACAAGGACATGCTTGATGCGGCTGAACAGGCGGCGATCGAAAAAGAGCAGTGGATTGATGACGAAGCTGAACGCCTGCTGTCATGCTTCCCGGATCACCTCTATTTATTCCGTGCCTGGAATGTTCATCCTGAAGTCAAAAAATGCTGTGCCAGCGCTGGCGCAGATGACGCCTACCGGAATTTTATTCTCAATCTGGCCTATCTGCAGGCTGAACAAAATTACGATCTGCAGGTCGTGCTGGGCTGGGAGGAACCTGCGTCATGAAGCCAGACATCTATTATGACCTCAGTCATGAAGCCTACCATTCAGGTCCTGGCGTCTGTAAGTCGCAGCTGGATGACATTGCACTCAATCCGGCAGTTTATCTCTGGCGTAAATATGCCCCCGTCGATGAAGCGAAGACGGCCGCACTGGAGATGGGGAGTGCCCTTCACTGCCTGCTTCTGGAGCCGGACAGGTTCGACAGCAGATATGTCGTGGCACCGAATTTTAACAGGCGCACCACGGAAGGAAAAATCAGCGAACAGGCTTATCTCCGTGACTGTGCGGGACTCGGCCTAATCGTACTGGACGCCGAGCAAAGCCGGAAGCTGCAGCTGATGCGTGAGAGCGTCTTCGCTCACCCCGCTGCACGCTGGCTGCTGGAAGCCGACGGGCACTGTGAAGCCTCGATTTACTGGAATGATGACGAGACAGGTGAGCTTTGTCGCATCCGGCCCGATAAATTCCTGACCGGACAACCGGTTATTGCGGATGTAAAAAAAGTAGCGGACATGGCGCGGTTCGCGCGCCATGTCGAAGAATTCCGCTACCACGTTCAGGACGCTTACTACCGCGAAGGCTTCAACGCGCACTTTGGGGAATATCCGCAATTCGTGTTTATCGCGGTCAGCGAAAACATCGACTGCGGTCGGTACCCGGTGCGTGCTTTCCAGCTACACGCCGGAGATGTCGAGACTGGCCACCAGCTCTTTCGCCGGGATCTGAACACCTACCACCAGTGCCGCATCAGCAACAGCTGGGGCGGCGTCGAAGAACTCCGGCGTCCGGCATGGGCGCGCAAACAGGATAAATGCATATGAGCAGACAACTCACCACACCTGAATTCACCAGCACCACCGCGGCGATTTTTAGCCCTGATATTCTGGATCAGCTGATCCGCCTTGCTGAAATTATGGCAAACAGCAGAGTCACTGTACCCGCTCATCTGGCCGGCAATGCTTCCGACTGTCTTGCTGTGGCTATGCAGGCGCGGCAGTGGCAAATGAATCCCTTTGCCGTGGCACAGAAGACGTATACGGTCAGCGGCGTACTGGGCTACGAGGCACAGCTGGTCAATGCCGTCATCACGACCATGGCGCCAACGCGGGATCGCCTTCACTACGAATGGTTTGGTCCCTGGGAAAACGTCATCGGCAAATTCACCGAAAAAACGTCAGGTAAAGGCAATAAGTACGCGGCGCCTGACTGGACACTCAACGATGAATCCGGCTGCGGCGTCCGCGTCTGGGCAACGATGAAGAATGAAACGGCGCCGCGGGTGCTGGAGCTACTGTTGTCGCAGGCGCAGGTGAGAAACTCCACACTCTGGGCAAGCGATCCGAAACAGCAGCTGGCTTACCTGGCCGTCAAACGCTGGGCCCGCCTGCATTGTCCTGATGTCATTCTGGGCGTTTATACACCTGATGAACTCGAGATGGTTCGTCCTGTTGAGCACAATATTACGCCTGTATGCCCGGGGAACGATTTGAACGCGCTGATTAACAGCCAGGCGCTTCCTTTGTCGTGTGGCCAGGAGAACTCCGCGAAAGTCTCTCCTGCCGTATCAGAGGAAGTTATCCCGGCCAGGGAGGGAGACATTGCCAGCCATGATGGCTGTCAGGGCAAAAAGCGGCTGGCTGAACGAACACCAGAAGAGCTGCTGACTGATTTTTTCGGGGCTGCCCTGAATGAGGTCACTCTGCCAGGCCTCGACAAATGCTATCGATACGCTGCCCTTAAGCTGGCTAAACATCCTGATTTGCTAAGTAAAGCAACAGATGTTTTCCTTATCCGCAAAGCAGAGCTTGAGGAAGCGCAGGCAAAAAGCAAACCCTGACCCTGGTCATTAAGAGGCGATTATGATCCCGTCCGTCAGCATGGCAAAGACAAGCCGAAATGATCGTTATTATTCTGTTGCTGAATCAGCCGCCAGAGCTGAGCGTTTTGGCCAGTACGAACAGGCGAGTAAACTCTGGCGTAAAGCCATTAAGCTCGCCAGAAAGGAAATTAACGCATGCTGGTCTGCGCACCGCGCTGAATTATGTAATAGTATAATTCGTAATGATTGGTCTTAATATTTCAAAAAACAGGCATCCCCTGCACACATTAAAAAACTGTCAATTATTCATTTTTCTGACTTCACGAAACAAATTCGCGATGCTAATTTGCCTGTCATTAGACTTAGCCAGAATTGCCAACCGCTTTGAATATACGTCAATGTACATACATTCGCCTGATCGGAGCCAGAATGAAAGGGAAGCTATTGAGTTATATTGACAACCGACTAAATCATCATTGTTCTGATCCGGTTGAGCAAATGGTGTATTTCATCGCGAGGTTATCCCTTACAGCCTCTCCTGTTGCATGGACAGTAAAACACGCAGAGAGTAAAGCAGATAAGCCCTTCCTGACTTATGACGAAGCCCGGGACTATATTGAGCAAAATGGTGAAAGTGGGGATTACCTTTCTCCCCTGTTTGCAACCATGAAGATGGAACTTTTCGGTGAAGAGGTACGACATTTGCTTCTCACCCCATCCCCTGAACAATGTGATTAACGTTTCTAAATTAATTTTATTAAAGTGTCATTAAGAAAACCATTTCATCCTGAAAAGGAGATGGCGCTTTTTATTTCCCTTTACAGGCAGACAACAATGTTCAGTTCAATTGATAAGGATTTCATACTGGCAGCGCTTATTTGCACCTTCAA